ATTTGACCTTGATGGACTTCACAACATGGAAACCTCAAAACCCTCTCAGGGCTATTTAAAACAATTAATATCGGGCACTAATTCTTTTATCTTTGAGAAGGCTGGTGGGTCGTTGAGTATTTGGCATTTGCCAGTACACGGTTGTACTTATACAATCGGAGCAGACGTCGCAGAAGGCTTGGCTCGTGGAGACTATTCATCCGCTCATGTTATTGATGCCAAGTCTGGAGTAGTCGTTGCCCATTGGCACGGACACATTGACCCAGACAAATTTGGTGAAATCCTGTACGGTCTAGGATACTTCTACAACGGAGCACTTATAGGTGTGGAATCAAATAACCACGGTCTTACCACCCTAACAAACTTGTACAAAGCAAACTATCCCAACATTTACCGTCAACGACGACTTAATCAACGTAATGCCGAAGCCTCAGAAACATTAGGCTGGAGAACCACCACCCTGTCAAAACCCCTGGCCATTGACGAATTGAATAGCCATATTAGAGATGGTGTTATTGGTATTAAGTGTGCGTTAACTATCGCTGAACTCAAAACCTTTGTTCGTGCTGACAATGGTTCTACTCATGGGTCACCTCACGACGACCGCGTAATGAGTTTGGCTATTGCTAACCAGATGCTTAAATTTGTTTTCTTGTCCGAATATCGCCCAAAAATAGAGAAGGCATTTGGCACTATTGACTGGTTTGCCTCTACTATAAAGCCCAAGGAGCCTGAAAAGTTTATCATCGGCTCATACAACACATACTAACTATAATAAAAAGACTTACTAATAGGAGATTGCTTATGATTTGTGCTTGTAAACGACCGATTGAATCAGAAAACGACCTCAAGAGGGGTCTTTGTTTTGCTTGCCATATTAAGGGTATACGAATCGGGATGACTAGCCAGTTTAAAAATACTGAAACTATCCGCGAACAGCAACGCTACTACGAAGATTCTGATGCTTTTAAGCAAGGCAAGATTACAAAAGTACCTGATCGCGCCGAGTTAATCTAATGGCGTATTTCTGGGCATCTGTTGTAAGTGCTTTTCTCGCAGGGCCAGTTGTTGTTTTGCTTCAACGGTGGCGTAAAGAGAACAGTTCGCAACACGCTGAGTCCAGAATGTTGTTAGAAGAAGTTATTAAAAACCTGGATAAGGTTGATGGTAGCGTAGATAAAGTAAGCGACAAATTAGATAACCACATAACGTGGCATTTAGATTCAACCAAGGAGTAGTTATGGCAAGCAAGAAGTATGTCCAAGGCGTGGAGTCCCCGATGGGTAAGGCTTACATGGCTGCAAAAAAGGAACAAGATGGTCCCATTGAGGACACTCTTGAAATGACAGAAGCACAAATCAAGAAAATGATTAGAGCAGCAGACAAAGTAATCCTTGACGCTGCCGATACCGCAAAGCAAGTTCCTGCAGCAGCAGTCAACGCTGCTAAGACAATTGTGGATGCAGGTCTTGATGGTGCAAAAGCAGCAGGTAAGAGTTGGCTAGGAGCCGTTAAGGCACTTGGTTCTTTTGTTGGTGGCGGTTTTGCTCCTGGCACTTTGATGGGTTCAGCACCCAAGAAGCCCAAGCCCGCATCTGGTCCGCGTGATCCTGACGAAAGTATGCAACCTCGTAGTGACAAGCGAAAGCCACCTACTAAGCCGCGTCCAGTTCGTGGACCTGGCCGAGCAATGCCCCCAACTCTACCGCCGAGCATGTGATGAAAGGAAACCCATCATACGGCCCAATGAAAAGCACAACTAAACCTAAGTATGTTGTTGCAAAACCCAAACCCAAAACTAAACCAAAGGATAAAAAATGATTGTACCTGGAGATATTACTGGAACATTGACCGCAGCAGACAGTGTTGTTGGTGGAAATATTGAGGGTGCTGACCATGTTGTTTTCCAGGTAACTGGAACATGGGTAGGCACTATTACATTTGAAGTTAGTGTTGACGGAACCAACTATGTTGCTCAAGCATGTAAGAAGTCTTCCGAAACAAACGCAACAACTCTGGTGACAACTAGAACCGATAATGGTGTTGCTTCAATACAAACAATTGGTGTTCCTTTTTTCCGTCTACGCATGAGTGCCTACACTTCAGGTACAGCAACCGTTGAAATTCACGCGGACAGAATTGCTAAGTAATGCCGTACAACAAGTATTCGGATAAACAAAAGAAACTGGCTGCTATTGCAGAACCTCGTAAGAAGATTACTGGCGCAGACCTAAAAGCAATCAACAAAAACAAGAAGGGCAAATAATATGGCTCCTAAGAAATACTCAGACATGCCAATTGGCAAGGCTTATATGGCCGCAAAAAAGAAACAAGACGACGAAGGTGTTCCCTACGCTGATGCCTCAGGCAAACAAGACACTGGTACCTATGTAGTGCCCGCTGGTTCTGGTGGAGGTTCGTGGGTGACCGATTGGTTTGAGAGATTTACTAATATTCCAGGATACGACGATGGCTCATGGCTACCAGAAGGCAATGAAAAATTCCGTATTCCTAAGGAACTTATTGATTACATTTCTATTCCAGACACTCACACAATTAAGCCAGGACCTGATTTTACTCCACCAGGAGAACCAAAAGTTCCTAGTGTAATCATTGAACCTATCCCTAAAAAACCAAGGAAGCCAAGACCAAACCCTGACCGAATTGACAGACCAAAACCTCGTTATCCCCGTCCTGGAATATTACCTGGGGAAACCATTCCCCCAACGCTGTAAGGAAAAGTTATGGCAGCGAAAAAGAAAGCACCAACACCTTGTTGGAAAAACTACGAGATGGTCGGAATGAAAAAGGGTAAGGCTGGAAAGCCCGTACCTAATTGCGTTCCAAAGGCTAAAAAGGGTAAATAGTGGCATCTGAAGCGTGGCAACGAAAAGAAGGCAAGAACAAAAAGGGTGGCCTTAATGAAAAGGGACGCAAGTCCTATGAAAAGGCTAACCCTGGTAGTGACTTGAAGGCACCAGTTAAATCTGGTGACAATCCTCGCCGTGCTTCATTCCTAGCCCGTATGGGCAATATGCCTGGTCCTGAGCGCGACGAAGATGGAGATCCAACACGGTTACTTTTGTCTTTGTACGCTTGGGGTGCAAGGTCTAAGGCTGATGCTCGCGCAAAAGCAAAAGCAATCTCCGAGCGTAATAAGAGAAAGGACAAGTAATGCCTCCTGGTCGTCGCCCAATACCAAGTGAAGAAGAACGCCGTATTCTTGAGAAGGAAGCAATTTTTCGTGCAATGATTGAAGCGGGTCAAACAACAACAAAGTTTGGTCGTCCAGGAATCCTTGACAGTATCGGTAGAAAACTATTAAGCCCAGTTATTGATGATATAGAACAATACAACTCTGAACAAAACCTTGTGAAACAATATACTGACCGCGTAAATGCTGAACAAGCGCCCATTGATTATTATAAGTCGTTGCCTAATATGAAACAAACCGTATTGGCTGATATGGCAATGGGTATTTCACCTGGTGCTGATGCTCAAGAAGGTATTCGTGAACAACGAATGGCTAATGCTCCTTACAAGTTTCCTTCAGATTGGGCTAATAGAGAAACTGCTCCATACGATGATTTTGTTGAAGAAGCAATTCCACAATATTCCCTTACTGGCGCAAACGAAAAACCAAAGTTTGTTGTTGGTGAAATTAGTCAACCAACCATAGACGAAAGAGATGAAGTTAATGAGTACGGTGGCTTTAGGAGGAATCTCGGTAGTAACTGGACAGATAAAGCAATTAGAAATCTCCAAAATGGTCAAGTTCTTTTAATAACTGGGACTGACAATCCTCCTCCGAAACCGCCTGGTTTTGGGGATGCATCTGATACATGGTATAAAAAATATATTTCATCTTCTTACATACCATATATGGTTGTTGTTAAAGAAGATGGAATTGTTTATCAACGAGAAGTAACACCAGAAGTTTATGCGTTATATAAAGATGCAATGCGTAGTGGTTATCCAGTAGGTACAGAACAATTACTAATTGATGAAATATCATCTTTGTCTCAGCAACCAAGAATTGAACAAGACCGTATTTGGAATAATATTCCAGCAAATCAACGGTCTTTAAAATTACTGTCTTACATTCTTCCGACATCAATGGATCGTACTGTGCCAAATGCAGAAGCATTTGTTACTGATGAAGGATCAGGAACAGCAATAACTGCAAAACAAGAGTATATTCCAAAAATTGACCCAATTAGGAATTATGCAAGAAATAATCCAGATGCTGGTTTAGAAATTAGTGGAGGTGTTACGCTTCCTGATTCAAGATATGTATTGACTCATGAATACGCTCACGTTTTTGATAAACCGTTTGGCAACCCTAATTCTCCAAGTAATAGAGATGAATTCCTTGCTGCTAGAACTTTTGATATAGAAAATAGCAGCAAGTTTGCTGATGCAAAATTTGACGAAAACGTTTTGAATAATTATTCAACAGTTACGCCAGGAGATGAGGCATCTACGATGTATGGTGAAATTGGCGGACCCGCAGAAGACTTTGCTGAAAGATTTGCTATGTGGCAATTAAGTGACAGGTTTGGTCATATTGCTTTTGATAGAAACGGTAAGAAATTAACTTACGAAGATATTTGGCCACGAACAGCAAGATTGTTTGAAGAACTTATGACAGAAAAACCAAGGAGATAAGCAACATGGATTATAAAGACACACCAATGGGCAAAGCCTTTACTATTGCAATTAACATCGGACAACTATCAAGCGAAGACGATGGTGAAGAGGCTCACGATGGTATGGAGTACGTAACCAACCCAGTAATTAAGTTGGCTCCAGCAGAATCAATGTTTGTTGCTGCTATGCACGAAATCGTTGAGATGCACGGCAAGTTAGCAGATGACGACGACAACGGAATCTATGTTGGTTATGTAGGTCCAGAATATAACAAAGAAAATGCATCCAAGGGAGTTATGTGTGGCAACTGTGCCTTCTACTGCCCTAAAGAAAAGAACTGTCACATCATTACAATTAAAGTCAAGCCTGGTGGTTACTGTCGTTTGGCAGCCATAGGTGAAGGCTTAGTTTCTACGAAGGAGAAATAAACATGGCCAGGAAATCAAACAGCGACATTCTTGCTGAGTACAGAGGTAAACTTACTATCAGTAAAAAGTGGGTAGAAGATGACTACTGCGACTTATGGAATCGTCTAATTAACTTGTATCGTGGTAAGCATTACAACGGGGCAATGCCTTTTGACCGAATGCTTGTCAATGTGGCTTTTGCTACCATCAACGTATTGTACCCATCAGTTTCTGTTGGTCGCCCAAAGATTGTTGTTTCACCACAAGGTCCAGACGATGCTGACAAAGCAGTAATTGCTGAAGCCATTGTTAACTACTGGTGGCTGCATTATAACTGTCAAGAAGAATTCCAATTAGCCGTACGAGATTTCTTGATTATCGGTCATGGTTGGGTGAAGTCTGGTTATCGCTACATTGAAGAAGGCGTAGAAATTGAATCAACCGATGATGAAGGTATTGATCTTTCTAAAGAAGAATCTGATATAGAAACAAATATTATCATTAAAGAAGATCGCCCATTTATTGAGCGCGTTGACCCTTTTAATATGTTTGTTGACATTGAATCAACATCAATGAAAGATTTACGTTGGATTGCTCAGCGTATTCGTCGTCCCCTCAAGGATGTTATGGCGGATAAGCGATACGACTATTCTGCGCGTCAAGAAGTATCTCCTAGTTCTTACATGAAAATCAATCTACCCAATGGTCGTCAAGGACCTAATGGTGGTGTTGGTGAAAATGGGAACATGGAAGGTTTCTGCGATATCTATGAATTTTATGATATTGCCACTGGGAAAATGTGCGTGTTCTCTGATACTGGAGACAAGTTCTTGATCAAGCCGCAAGACATGCCCTATGCTTTTGGCCATCCATTTACAATGTTACGTAACTACGACATTCCTAGTTACTTCTATCCAATGGGTGAACTAGAGGCTATTGAGCCTTTGCAGCACGAACTCAATGAGACTCGTACACAGATGATGAACCACCGTAAGCGTTACAGCCGTAAGTACTTGTTTAAGGAAAATGCCTTTGATGACTTTGGTCGCCAAGCATTATCTTCAGATGAGGACAACGCTATGGTTCCTGTCAAGGGTGATGAGAACATTTCTAATGTAGTTGCCCCAATGCCTGCTTTGATTAACCCACCAGACTTCTATAATCAGTCATCACTTATTATTAGTGACATGGACAGAGTTTCAGGTCTTTCTGATTACCAACGTGGTGTATTGCCAGAAGTTCGCCGTACGGCTACAGAAGCAAGCATTCTCCAAGGTTCAGCCGATGCTCGCGCTTCAGAGAAACTAACCATCATTGAAAAGGGTATTGCCAAAGTTGCATCACGCCTTATTAAACTAGCCCAACAGTATATGACAGAAGAACAAACTGTCCGTGTACTAGATAAGCCAGGTAAGTGGGCTTGGGTTCAATTTGATAAGAACTACATTGATGGCGATTTTGACTTCACCGTTGAAGCAGGTTCTACTGTTCCAATGAATGAATCATTCCGCCGTCAACGTGCACTACAGATGGTTGATGCCATGGCTCCGTTTGCTCAAGCAGGAGTTATTAAACTTGAGGCATTGGCAAGACTAGTACTTGATCAAGGTTTTGGTATTAAGGATATTGATAGGTATCTCAATCCAGCCGAAGAAGCACTTCAGGAAGAACAGGGACCAGCGGGAGCACCTCCGCAAGCACCTCCTATGGGCTTACCACAAGGAGCACCCGCAGATATGGCTGGTCTTCCACCTGAACTTGCAGCATTGATTCAAGGAGGCGGAGAAGCACCATTGCCACCAGAAATGGCAGCACAAGGCGCAGCACCAGTAGGTTTGCCACCAGACATGGCAGGATTGCCGCCAGAACTCGCAGGCTTACCACCTGAACTACTAGCGCAATTAATGGGAGAACAAGGAATGGCCCCTGGACAAGGCGCACCTCCAATGCAACTTCCACCAGAACTAGCACAAATCCCTGGTAGTGAACAGATTCCACCTGAAATCTTGATGGAATTGCCACCTGAAATACTAGAAGAAATTATTGTACGAGGTGGTTTTACGCCAGAGGTAATTCAAATCCTAACAGAATCTGGCATCCTCTAAGACTCAAATATAATAAAAAGTCTTTATATATAGAAGAATAACCAAATCCGAAGGATGGATTCTAATGAATGATGAAATATTTGAAGATACTGACAACAGCGTAGATCAGCCCCTAGATGAGTTTAGCGACTCAGAAGGACAAGTTGAGTATACGGATGAGGAAGCATCTGATGCCGAGTGGAGTGAAGAAGACTTTTTAGCCCTTGAGGAAAACGCTGACAGACTTGTCACCGTAAGAGTTGATGGACAAGAAGTTGTAGTACCACTAAGCGAGGCACTTGCTGGCTATCAGCGTCAAGCGGACTATACCCGTAAGACGCAGGAAGTTAGCGAGCAGAAAAAGCAAATCCAGACGGCTGCCGCTTTGCAAGAAGCATTAGCGCGAAACCCTCAGGAAACGCTTGCATTGCTGCAACAACATTATGGAGTCAATACAGCAGTCCAATCCTCATATGAGGAAGACATCTGGCAAGACCCCCTAGTGAAAGAACTAGAAGAAATCAAAGCCTGGAAACGCGACTTGGAATACAAGCAAACGCTATCTGAGGTGGAGAATGAAATCTTAACTCTTGAAAACAAGTACGGTAATGATTTTGACCGTGAAGAAGTTATTGCAAAGGCTCTAGCAACTGGCTCTAATGATCTAGAACTTACTTTTAAGATGATTCATTTTGATCGTATTTTTCAAGAAAAGAAACAGGCCACTCAAAAGGTTGCTGAAACTAAGCAACGAACCAACGGTAAGCGAGCAGCCCAAGTTGTTTCGGGTTCATCCTCTTCTTCTGGCACCACTACCACACCTGTTACCCAACCCAAATCCGTTATTGAAGCCTTTAGGGAAGCACAAAAAACCTTAGGCTTATAAATCAACTTTTACCTAGGAGGTAAAAATCATGCCTGGAAACTCATCCTTTGACGTACTTTTAAGTACAACTTTAAAAAACTATAGTTCAACTCTTGTTGACAACATCTTCCGTGATCGTGTTCTTCTTGACCACATGAATCAAAAAGGTAAGGTCGTTGTTGAACAGGGCGGTTACTCAATTGTTGAACCCCTCATGTATGCTGCTAACGGCACCGTGTCGTCATACGCTGGCTACGATGCCATTGACTTGACCCCACAAGAAGGCATCACTGCCGCTGAATACCAGTGGAAGCAGTTGGCTGCCTCTATTGCAATCAGTGGTATTGAAGAAGCCAAGAACCGTGGCACAGAAGCCATCATCAAGTTGCTCAACGCCAAGATCATGCAGGCTGAAGAGTCAATCAAGGAAAGCCTCAACTACCAGTTGTTCAGCGATGGCACTGGTAATGGTGGCAAGGACTTTGGCGGACTTTCTGCTATTGTTGATGCAACTGGCACCATTGGTGGAATTGACCAGTCAACCAACACCTGGTGGGCTTCGTATGAGGAAAACACCGCAACTGCATTGACGCAGGCCATCATGGCAACGGCATATAACAGCGTGTCAAAGGGTAACGATGTTCCCGACATCATTGTTGCTTCGCAGTACCTGTTTGAGAAGTACGAGTCACTCTTGACTGGTAATGTCCGCTATCAGGACACCGCCAAGGCTAATGCTGGCTTCCAGAACCTCATGTTCAAGCAGACTCCCGTTGTGTTTGACAAACTCCTTGGTGACTCCGTTGCCAGTGGTGGATTCAACACCCCAGGAACCATGTACTTCTTGAACACCAAGTACTTGAAGTTGACTGGTATGCAAGGCAAGTGGTTTGAAACCACCGACTTCCAGCAGGGAACTGTAGCAGGCGTTGACGCCCGTTACGCTCTGATCATGGCATTCGGTAACTTGGTTTGCTCAAACCGTGCCCGTCAGGGTAAACTCACCGCCAAGACCTGATCTATACCCGACAAGTCAAACAAGTTTCACCAGTGCTCAGTCGCTTTCCTTCGGGCGATTGGGTGCTGGTGATTTTGTTATATGGGGCTAAGTATAATAAAAAGCCTTATATATAGAAAGAATAATCTTTCTGCCCAAACATGCTTTGGTTATCTGCCGAAAGGCAAGGAGTTAGAACAATCATGGTAACAAATAACAGATTCGCGGTAGAACGCACAAATACCTTAATTTCAGATGTGACCGTAGGTGTGTCATACGCTGCACTTGACTCTGGAGACTTTGGTTTCTATGGCAAAAAGGGTCAGACCTATACATTTGACGCTCGTGTCGTTTATTCGGCAGCAGCAGCAACTGATGGAGCAGCCTTTTCAATTACTGCACCTGCAACCCCAACGGCTATTCACTTCATTTCGGAATACAACACCGCTGCAACCACGGTCGTTCGTACGGCTTGTGTTGCTATTGACACCCCCGACCATGGCAGCGACTCTGTTGCACTAGCAACTGGTCTCAATACGGCTCATGTCTATGGTGCAATTACCCCATCAACAGACGGCTTTATCGCTGTTAGTGGTATTGCAGAAACTGCATCCACCATTATCGCAAAGGCTAATCTTTCAACTCTTACGTGGAAGCGCGTTGACTTCCCGTCAGAGCCGTAAGTCATACAATTTTACTAAGGGTTGTGGCATCGGGAGCAAGGAATCCCGATGTTCTCAGCCTTACTTAACGAAGGGAAATACATGAAATACCAGCCAGTTAATACTAATCAAGTGCCCGCAGGATGCACTCCAGTCAGTCATGGAACTGACATTTCTGAGATTTCTCCCTTTTACTCTGCTCCTGGAGTGAGCCTTGCTCCTCCTAGTGGTGTTGAATTTAGTCCAGCAAGACCTCTTTGTAGTCACAACGATTACAATTGTAAGGCTAATCCTGTTAAGGGGTATGAATTGTGTATTGGGCATTTGCGTCAATACATGAAAAAAGAAAATATTAAGTTTATCAATAATACGGAAATTGATACATCCGAGGCAGGTGAAGAGGAATCAAATGACATTGAAATTACCTGATATACAAGCATTGGTTGCTGAGATTACTGACCTTGAGATTGGTAACGACGTTCAGTCCGATATTACTTTAAATTTAGTGAACACCTTCATTCGTGAGGGTTATCAAAGAATTGTAAGTCTCAATACTCGTTGGCCTTGGTTTCAATGTACTTGGACACTACCGACCGTGGTAGATCAGCGTGAGTATGTCAATACCTTTACTCCTGATATTTCTACTGGTGGCACCACTCCTGGTTCTACCTTTTCTGATATTCGTGAAATTATAAGCGTTGTCAACGAAACTGATATGGGTAATCAATTAATCTATATTGATAACTTTGCTGCAGAAAAAGTATGGAACGGCGTAAATGACCTTCCTAGTATTCCTAGTTACTTTTCTATGTGGGCTGGAACCATGCAGTTATGGCCAACTCCTGACGATGTTTATACTCTTAACATTCGTGGGTTCCGTCAACCTAGTTATGCATGGCTGACAGACCCTTCTTTAAATGTGGACCTTAATGATGAGTTCCATATTATGCTTATCAACTTTGCCGTAGCACGTTGTTATCAGTTCCAGGAAGACCCTGAATTGGCTGCTGTCTACATGAATCACTTTGACCAAGGCGTTACCCTTGCTCGTACCAATATCACTGCACCTAATAGCAATCAGCAGTTAGTTCTTTCTGGTGGCTTACGAACAAACTATCCCTTCAACTACTACGGCGACTTGGCTCTTCGCGCAGTTAGATTAGGTCAATGGGTATAAGTTATGAGTAATTATCAGGGAGGTGAGTAGAATGGCTCGTAATATTGCATTTGATTTAAAAAATGACTTTACGGGTGGACTTTAACTTACGCGCTGATCAATTTCAATTAGCACCTAATGAGTCTCCTGAAATCTTTAATATGGAAATTGACCCTCGTGGTGGTGCTTTTACTCGCGCTGGGTATGAACTATTTAATACAACGGCAATAAGTGCAGCGGTATGGAATCCCAAGTCTACATTTAACTTTGAGGGTGCAGCACCTGTATTGATGTTTTCTACTGGCAAGTCTGGTGCAACAAACGGTGAAGTTCACAAATCTACTGGTTCTACTTTTTCTCGTTTAAATTTGTCTACAGGAAACATTAGCGTCACCAATACTGACGGTGCCTCATTTACTCAATGGGAAGATACCCTTTACTTTGTTACTGGTACAAGTACTACAACGGCATTTAAATGGACATCTGCAGCAACATACGCCACATCATTGACTGCTTCTGGTAGTGGTAATTGGCAGCCCTATGCTTCTCCAGGTGCTGGTGGATATTTCCCTCGTGCTAATTTAGTCTTAACTCACGCAAACAAGATGTTCGTAGCAAACACTGTTGAAAACAACGGTACAACAGACGTTGCTTACCCAAACCGTTTACGTTGGTCACACGAAGGTCTTCCTGAAGCCTGGGAAGAAGAAGATTATATTGACATCAATGCTGGTGGTGAAGGTATTCGTGGAATGCACATCATTGATGGACAACTATTAATATTTAAACCTAAAGCAACGTATCTATTAATGGGTTATAACGTAGACAACTTCCAACTAGTTGAGTTATCAACAATCGTTGGTATTGATTACCCACAACAAGCATGTCCTGGGGATGGTGGAGTTTACTTCTTTGACCACCCTAAGGGTTTGTTTTTTTATGACCGCAATGGAATTCAAAACATATTCCTACGATTAAATCCAATTATTATTAATAACTTAATTAATGAAACAGTCTTAGATTTAGTTACATGTTCATTTGTTAACGACAGACTTTGGTTATCAATGCCATATAAGTATGCGAGTAATGTTGATATGCCAACGCAACCTTCTGTTAACTTTGTCTTTGACCAAAGCATTGGTAAATTTGGCGCTTACACAATGTTTCAGTCTTATGACTTAAAAGGTTTAGTAAATGGTTGTGACTGGAGAGATGCCAATGACAAACCATATGCTGTCATGTGTCGCCCCAATACGCCATATTTATACATTGTTGATGACTACGCCAATGTACAAGATGAGAATTATGCTTCACCAACAAACACATTAAACACATTTAGCACTTCATATACAACTAGTTGGTTTTATGACGACAGGTATGTTCAAGATAAAACATTCGTTGGACCTAACTATGTTATGAAAGAAGTTGAATCAGACACAAATATTAGAGTTGATGCTTACTACAATTTTAATAGTACAGATGTTACAAGAAGTCAATCAATTATTTTAAACCCAATTATAACTGGCGATGTTTATGATGCAGCGTCCTTATATGGCACTGCTGTGTATGGGTTTTCTACAGTTGGAGCAACCATTTATAAAGGTAGAAGGTTGGGGCGTGCTAAATCAATCCAATTAACCTTTTTCAATGAACCTAATACCATTTATCCAGGAACAAAATGGGGAATCAACTCCGTTGCATATAAATACAAACGACGAAATATCAAGGGTTAGAGGAGATAAATCATGCCCGTACCATTTACAGTACCTTACGAATTTGTTAACAATACATCTATTGTTGCTGCTGAACACAACTCCAACTGGGATGCAATTGAATCCTATGTTGAACTTTTGTCGGCTGGAACAAACTTAGATTCTGGTTCTATTACTACTGCCAAGATTGCTGACGCCAATGTGACTACAGCCAAAATTACTGATGCCAATGTAACGCTAGTCAAACTTGCTGCTGCTGTACAAGCCCTATTGGTTCCTGCTGGAACAATTATGGCAACGGTCAAGTCTACCGCTGACACTGGTTACCTGCTCCTAAATGGTTCAACGATCACTGGTGCAGATGTATTGTATCCAGTATTGTTTCCTTTAGCACCCGCATCGTGGAAATCAGGTACAAGTCTTATTTTGCCTAATATGGCGAATAAACTCATTGGTGGTGTAGGAACAATCGCTCTTGGTGCTCTTGGTGGAGATAACACAATCCTTGAAGCCAACCTTCCCAGCCACGCTCACACACTTTCAGCACACACGCACACACTGGCCCATACTCACCAAGTTGACCCGCCAAATACCTCAACAGGAACTGAAGCCGAATCGCCTGGTACTGCGGATATGGTTTACAACCCCAATAACTATGCTGCTTCTGGAACTGACTATCGTGGTGTTGATCAGAGCCTTAACCCTGTTACCTTTGGTATGTCATTGCGCGATAGTGGTGACAGTATTAGCCATACTCACGCTGTAGATATTGCCGAATTCACTTCAGGTGCTGCTTCAGTAGCCGACACAGGTGGTCCAAATACTGCTAATACAGGCAATACTGGCAGCGGTACTGACTTAAGAGTTGAGCAACTAGCAGTCAACTTCCAGATCAAGGCACACTGATATGGTATACGACCCAACAGCATTTGAACGCAGGCGCAGAGCCAATCAAGGCGGCTTTGCAGCAGAAGCAGCAGTCAATGAATATGCGCGTACTTTAGCGCAGACAAGAGGCACTCGTGCTCAACAAGGCTTTGAACGACAATTAACTGAACAGATTCCACAGTTCGGTCGCACTTATGGCAAGCGTGGTTTGTATGGCAAGGGAGTTAAGTCTGGCATCTTCAATAAAGCATTAGGAGCATTTGGTGCTGAAGCCGCAAGACGAAGGGCAGAACTGGGTGAAGACATCGCTGGTGAACAACGAGGTTTCCAACTCAAGGGTGAAAACCTATTAAGTGCTTATGACCGCACTGATAAAGATATATCTGAAGAAGAAGCAATAGCACAGACTGCTCAAAGTCTACTGAATTTAGGGAGTTAATCATGGCAAAAGGATTTATGCAATACGGAGCAAAAGACATTGTAGGTAGACGAGCACCGATGAGTGCTCCTCGTCGTCCTATGGAACCTCCTGTAGTTCCGCCTGTAGGAGGACGACTTTTTACAAATGCAGACACAATGGAAGCGCGCATCGCGGCTGGGTATGCTCCAACACCCAATACAGTAATTGACTTAACCGCTGACCCATTTGAAGACCCCTCATTAAATGATGGTGGTTTCATATTCAGTGGTGGTGGTGGTGAAAGCGCAGCACAACGACTTGCTCGCGAAACAGCAGAACGAGGCGCTCAAACTTCAGCAGGATATTTGGAACAACAATTATCAGGAGTAGGAGCACAGTACGCTCCCCTGCTTGCACAGATCGCTGCAAACAGAGCCTCACTTGAGAGTGGAGTTAATGACAACTACAAGACAGCCTTAGCAAATCTAGCAAGTAGAGTAGGTACGGCTGGCACCGAAACAACCGCAGCATATGATGCGCTCCTTAAACGACTTGAAGACGCTGCTCCACGAGCATATTCAGATTTGCCTGTTGCTCAAGCACCAACATTGTCACAGGACGCTGTTTCTCGTTATGCACAGGCTATTGGTGCGCCAACAGGGGCTATTGGTCAGGCTGCAGTAGAAGCAGCAGCACCTTATGCTGGAACCGCAGATGCCTACAACCGTCTGATTAATACATTGAAGGCAAATGAATTGGCTGGTCAAGCATCGCGTATTGCAGGAGTTGATATGGGTAGAGCCTCAACGACTTCCAGAATTGCTGCGCAGAACCTTGCTTCAACCAATGCTTTGGATGTTCAAAAGAATACAGCACTTGCACAAATCCTACAATCAATCCAAGGACAGCAATTGGGTATTTCTCAACAGCAACTTGCTCAGGAAAACGCTTTGCGTCAGGCTTTGGCAAACATTTATGGTAGTGGTTATGTTACTCCACCACCGCGTAATGCTGCTGGTGGAATAGATTACTCTGGAGTTGACTTTGAAGCACTGGGTCGCTTGATGAGAGGACGCTAATCATGGCTGATGACTTAGTATATTCAGATTTAGACCCATTTAGCAGTGCTGAGAGGCAGTCCTATTTACGAGTTGTTGGTAAAAAGAACGCCGTAAAACTTCCAGGTGGACAATATTATTTTAATCTCAAGGAACAAGTCTTTGACCCATATTCTGCGGATTTTGCTGCTGACAATAAGAAGAAGCCCATTGTTCCAATTGAGGAAGAATACTACATAACAGCGGCACCGACTTATAGTTATGCAATACAGTTAAAAGAAGGTGGTGCTGACACATTTGAATCAAATATTGCAAATATGGTTAAAAATGGTGATACACCAAGTGAAATCAACGCCGCCATTGATGATGCATTTTTAGATGATGATACGGTAAAAAAATGGGGCATTGACTTAACTAAAGGATATGTTTACAAAAATACTGCTGAAACTATCTGGAAAGATTATAATACAGCAAAGAAAACTTATAACGAAAAAGTTGCTGAAGCAGAAGCATGGGTAAGTCCATATGAATCTGCAGGCATTCCTGACCCATCATTGCGTTATGACCCAACCAAGTTTGAGAACTATCGCAAATACGAACAAACACAAATTGCAAAGGCTCGTAAAATACTGGGCACAACTAAAGAAACACCAACAGAAACAGCATTCGTAAAAGAGTTGCGTAAAAACGCTGCTGAATATTATGCATCAAAGGGTAGAACCCCTTATTACGACGCTCTTCTGCGTCTGGAGGCTAACAAGTAATGGCATCTAAGAAATTACCAATGATACCTACTGTACCTAAATCAGTACCACCAACTACTACGCCACCCGTTAATCCCCTGACTGGTAAGCCTTTTGGTGGTACAACGACATCAACTGGTTCTACATCGCCAACTACAACCATTCCCCCAATTGTAGTAGATGCTCAAAATAAATATGATGCTGCTATTGCCAATGCCGCAAAACTTGGAATTGACCCAAAAACAGGGAAGGCTATTACCACAGCACCACAACCAACTACTACTTCAACTGGTCCAACGAAAATAAACCCTTTAACTGGTAAACCATTTGGTGGTGCAACGACCACTCAAGGAACCAAGAAACCCGAACCTGGTGGTTGGAAGGGTATTTGGAAAGACATTGCAGATGTCACTATTGACCCCGTAAAGCGTGTCGGTGCATCATCACTTCAATGGATAATCAAACAACCTCTACCTGTTACGAATCCAATGTATGGAACAGCAGTTAACTCAGAAACAGGAGAACTTGAACAACAAACTATTGGAAGCGCTCTTCAAGCAGTTGATGTAGGAAAACGAATTATTGTTTCGGCTGTTAAAGAAGCAACTGACGCTATTAATAACGGAGACGCCGATTGGGGCGATTTTGTAAATCAAGTTACTGACGCAAGTTTTGGATTTGGTTCTGCATTCCCCGATCCTACTGGAATCAAATGGGTTGACAGAGGTATTGGTTTTGCTGGAGACTTTGCATTAGACCCACTTAACTGGATTGTTCCCTTTAGTGGTGTTGCTGCTGAACAAGCAATTCGTGCTGGAACGGTGCTTGCTACAAAAGAATCGGCAAAGATTCTTGCTGATTATACAGTAAAGGGTATTGTTAGAAAAGGTTTAACAGACGCTGAGTTGCAGGCATTTGCTTTGGCTGATGACGGATACAGAATTGCAAACGATGCCCTTGTTGGTGCTAGGGCGGCAGGACAGGCGCCAGATGTTATCAAAGGTCTTGAAGCAGCAGCCAAGTCAGCAGAAGACGAAGTAATTAGACTTGGTAAAGAAACAGCAATGAAGGCTGGGACTCGCGGTGGCAAGGTACTTACTATTGCAGAACAACGAGCAAAGGCTTCTGAAGAATGGTTGGTTGCTTTAGCAAATGATGCTAGCGATGATATAATCACTGCATCAAAAAAACTTGATGATTTAAACCGAGAGTTAGCACAAGCAAATATTGGTCGCTATGGAGCACGACGGACATACCGTGGTTATTCTCGTGAGGATTTAGCAGAACGAGCAAGGTTGTTTGCTGAAAATGCAAAACAGACAGCAAAAGACTTAACAGATGACTTAATGGATTCGTCATATATGAATCCAGATCAACTTCGTCAACTTGATATTGCCGAACAAATAACTAAAATTCTGACACCAGATAAAATTGCTGATATTGCAACTCGTGGATACAATGCCCTATACGACGATGCTGGAAAACTCCTTGGTGTTAAATCTGGATTTCGTACCGTCGGTGGTGGACGTATCTCCAGCAAGATTCCTGGCATAAGAGACATTGCTGGTAAAAGTATTGGTGGAGACAAACTTGCTGAAGCAATTGGTGGTGCTGTAGTTGAAGGCCGTTTATGGTTTGTTAACACAAGTACTGGTCGTCGTTTCCTTGATTCTATGACACCTCTTGGTCGTCGTGGTTTATTTGGGGATGCTGATTCATTGATGATGCGTAAGGCTTTGCGTTCTGGTGCAGTAAAAGGACAAGAAGCACAAGATTATGTGCAATTATTATCTGCCAATAAGCGTTATATGTCATTGGTAGCAGCAGCAAAACGAACCAATGGTACATTGCTTTCAAATGCTATCAAGAATATTACTTCAGAACAATGGGCAGAATTAAATGACATGCTTAAAACTGGCAAGAATGTTACTCGCGATGCCAATGGTGATTTCATGTTTGCTCCAAGTGTATCTGATGTAATCAGAGAAAAGTATGTTGATATTCGTAATCTTTTAGATAATTGGTATAACGAAACTAATGACTTCCATGCTAAATACGGTGGAACTAGGTTGGGTTATATTGAAGATTACTTTCCACGCGTTTCATCTAATGAAGCAATTGAGTGGGCTGCTAAAAACGAAGAAGCAGCAGTACGAGTTGCAGATTTCCTTGGTGTTGACCGAGCGTACTTGACAGACAACTTTGTTGAACGAGTACTTGTTCGCGGTAAGCGATGGTTTGGTCATATTCTTAATGGCAATGAAACTGCTGATCAATTAAACTCTATGGCTCGCAACGCTATTAATGGTGAGAAAAGTCTTAAGTTTGATTTCTTTGAAACAGATTCAGCAAAAGCACTTGCTAAATATGCCGAAACACATTCTCGTAATATGGCTTATTTAAATACCCTAGAATCAATGTTACAAGAACCAGGTGGCGCTGTTGGAGGATTAGGTGATTTATTTGTTGAACCATCTACTCCGACTTCGGTCAGAAAATCACTTGAAGATTTAAGTGTAGAGATTGAAGAACGCCTTGCTATTGACCCAGCAACTGGTGTTACCAAGATGGGTTCATGGTCTAGATTCCAACTGGAAAGTATTTTAAATGATTTAGAACAAGTTGTAAAGATTTTTGATGGATCGCGAACAGTATTCCCAATGGAGTTAGATGTTAATGAAATCGTATCAGAACTAGAGTCTTTACGCAGTAGGGTAATACAAATTGACGAGGGGATTAAGAATGGTGTTCTTGATGCAAAGGCTGGTGCCTTAGGACTTGATGAGTTAATGTCATATGCTGCACAAATTGGTGGTGCTTTAGGTCCAGGCGCTGGTGGTCAAATTGATATTATCATGGACACATTCAGAAATTATGTAAGAAATAATCCAGATGGTTTTGTTGAAATTACTAGAATGTTTGAAGATGGTTTTTCTAATTTAGGATTCCGTAATCTTCCAGAAATTGCTGCACGTAATGAAGTTGCATCAATGTTTAGTAATATACAAAAACTCACTAATAAACAAGTTGCTTCATCAGCAGAACGACTTATTGGCGACGTTAACACATTCTTTAAATCATGGGCTACGGCTACTCCTGGATTTCACTTGCGCAACTCATTGAGTAACACATTCCAAATGATTGCTGCTGGCGTAGATTTAACAAATGCCCTAGAAGGGATCAAATATTATAATGCATATTGGAGAGCAAATGCTCGTAGGGGTCGTTTTATCAGCCCAGAAGAATTTGTTGCTGGTCTTAAGAATGTTAGTCCTGTAACTAGAAGGAACATTAGAGCCGCATTGGAATCCATTGATGACTCTGGCCTTATTCAGGACTACTTGCAGGCTGGTAAAATTGGATTCAGTGGAAAAGCAGTTAGGGAAGGTTTTCCTTCTAAAATTCTAGCAAGAACTGGATTAATATCAGAAAATAGAGCACTACTACCCAGAGTCAGACAGGTTGCTGGGTTGCCTTTGCAAGCAAGCCGTGGGGTTGGTGAATTAGTAGAAAATACAAACCGTTTTCTTTTTACTTTTGACGGTTTAGTTAAAGGCAACTCTATTGAAGAAGCATTGGGTCGTACAAACAAATACTTGTTTGATTATGCAGACTTAACAAAGACTGACAGAGTTATTAAACAAATCATTCCGTTCTGGATTTGGACTAGCCGTAACCTTCCATTGCAACTTGAAAACCTTTTTACAAATCCAAGACTGTATGCAAACTACAATAAAGTTATGGATGTTCTTGCCGCTGACGAGCAGGACCCCAAGATGCCTTGGTACAAGCGTAAGGCTGGAGTCATAAACTTAACTCCTGGCATTGCTGATATTACATCACAGATTCCTCTTATTGGTGGTACTGAATTTGCTCCTCAATTTGGATTCCCAGGTGGTGGACCAGTTGATCAACTAACGCAATTAATAGGTTTTCCGTCTGCCGTACTTGATGCTACCTTAAATGGAAACATGACTAGTCTTCAAGAAATACTTCGTTCATGGATTGGTTCAGTGACTCCACTTCCAAAGGTTGGACTTGAATTGGCTACTGGTTCAACTGTTTTCAGAGGTAAACCAATTGCAAACAAATTCCTTCCTATTACAGAAGGCAAACAGCAATTCAACTATGCAGTTGGGCAGTTGTTTCAACCTGGTCAAACAGCAGGTAATCTAATGCAGATGTTTGGTGTTGGACCATCTGATATTAACCAACGACAAATTCTTGGAATGCCTTTACCTCAAACGGGTATAACCGAGGAAGCCAAGGCTGAGCAAGCAAGAATTGATGCAGATAGATTAATTGGACAATACTTTGGTAGCCCATTTACGACTACTACTCCACAACAACAGGCTGGAGAACTTAATCGTAGACGCGCAATAGTTGAAGAGTTCATTCGCGTGGAAAAAGAAAAACGAGACAGAGAAGCAAACAGATAGTTCCAATACGTTGATAATTAATATGGTATCATTACTATATAAATAATTATTAACAAAGGAGACTTAAATGTCATCAGATAATTATATTAAAGCCTTGGGCGAAGCGTTAGAAGCAAGAGGACTTTCACTTGATGAAATCGGTGGAGTCAGCAAAGCATCCTCGTATCAGAATATGTACAAGGATGAGAACGGTGTGATGGCAGTCAAAGAACTGTGGTCATTCCAATACGCGCCTGTTACATTCCACGCGCCCAAATGGGAACCAATACGACCTTCACCAGTACAAGTGCTCCCAGTATTAGAGGCCAAGCAAAAGCCCGCAAGTAAACTTAAAACTTGTGTCATTGTGCCTGACGTACAGATTGGCTACTTCCGTGATATCAACGACAAGTTAGTACCTGTCCATGATGAGGCAGCAATTGCCGTTGCGTTAGAGATTATCCACAACGTTCAGCCAAACCTTATCGTCTGTAATGGAGATAACCTTGACTTCCCAGAGTTGTCCAAGTATCGCCTAACCCCTGCTTATGCCCAGACAATGCAACAAGCCCTTGATCGCGCATCGCTACTAGCCAGTCAGTTACGAAGGGCTGCACCTAAAGCAAAGATTGTTTGGCTCGCTGGCAACCACGAAGAACGCTTACCTAACTATATCTTAGATAATGCTAAGGCAGCCTTCGGAATCAAGAAAGCCAACGATGTATCTTCATGGCCAGTGATGAGCGTGCCATTCTTATGTAATTTTGATAAGTATAAGGTTGAGTATATCCCCGCTTATCCCGCAGGTGACTTCTGGATTAACGATAACCTTAAAGTTATCCACGGTAATAAAGTTAAATCATCTGGCTCAACAGCGCACATGTATTTAAATAGCCAAAACATCTCTGTTATCTACGGCCACATTCACCGCATTGAAACCGCTTACAAGACCCGCCAAGAAGCACACGGACCAAAGACCGTCATGGCTGGCAGTGCAGGATGTCTATGCCGTGTTGATGGTGCCGTACCATCCACTAACGGTGGAACCGATCTTGATGGACGACCAGTTAAATTAAACGAGAACTGGCAACAAGGATTAGGCATTGTGCAATACGAAACAACAGGCGAGCAACGCTTTAGTTGGAATGTTATTCCTATTCTTAACGGCTGGGCATTACACGAAGGGCAACTTTATACGGCGTAATTAACCATTAACGCTCCCCTCGGGAGCACGACCCTGAGGAGAGTCTAATGAAACGCATATTATTTCTGTTACTTCTATGTATTGGTTGTAGCACCATAACAATAAAACCTGTGCCAACAATATATCAACCTGATATAACTTCAACCACCAGCACCTCTACTACCAGTACTACTACCACTACTACCACGACTGTGGTGCGCCTTGGATACTGCGCCCAATGGCATGAACTAGCCTTGTCTCTAGGTTGGCCAGAAGAACAACTACCCACTTTAGATAAAGTTATGTGGCGTGAGTCACGCTGTACACCAGATGTTTACTCAAATGGGAACCACGGTTTGACCCAAATTAACAATATTCATCGCGCATGGATAGAGCAATTAGGGTGGACATTCCCTGATGACCTATATGACCCAGCAAAAAACTTAAGGTTTGCTTACCTTTTATGGGCCGATGATGGATGGAAACACTGGAAAACAGCAATGTAATAAAAAGGCTTATATATAGGAGAGTTTTCTTTACCTATTCGGAGATCATCATGAAAAAATTACAAGATATTAGTGGACGAATTGTAGCCACATTCCTTA